AGATACTGTTCCTAACATGATTGGTAAAATACCAGCAGTTATTTTGTACAATTCTAAATCTCATAAAAGAGGAATTGGCCAATCAGATTTGACTGACATAGCTGATCTACAAAAATCTATCTATAATGAATATTCTGAAATGGAACAATTAATTAGATTAACTAATCACCCATCATTAGTTAAAACTCCAAGCGTTAATGCTAGTGCTGGTGCTGGTGCAGTAATTGAAATGCCTGACGAGATGGAACCTAATTTGAAACCTTATTTGTTACAGCCATCAGGTGCAAGTTTAACAGCAATCATGGATTCGATTAATAACAAAGTAGAATCTATAAACAGAATAGCACACACAGGGGCAGTAAGAACAACTAAAACACAAGTTTCATCTGGAGTTGCTTTACAAACAGAATTTGAATTACTTAACGCTAGACTTTCAGAAAAAGCTGACAACTTACAATTAGCAGAAGAACAACTTTTTAAACTTTATGCGATGTTTCAAAATGTAGAATTTGATGGAGAAATTAATTACCCAGATTCATTTAACATTAGAGATTATGCAAGTGATTTATTATTTTATCAACAAGCAAAAGCAGTAGGCGTAGAATCTGCAACTTTATCTAAAGAAATTGATAAAGAAATTGCTAGAGCAGTTGTTGATGATGATAATAAATTAAATATTATTTTTGATGAGATAGATGTTAAATCAGAAGTAGGAGAATTTACACAAGATGAAGTACAGCAACAAGATGAAGAAGTAGAACAAGAAGAAATTTAATGAATGTCCGATATAGTCAAAGACGCTACACTTTACAGAATAAAGCAAATCGAACTTGCTGAAGCAGAATATTATAAAACTCTAGTTAAAACTTTAGATAAAATCGAAAGAGAAGTTATCTCACTTGTTAGCACTTTACCTTTAACTGATGGAAAGTTAGTAGAACTACAATCAGCTATTGCTATCAGGCCTCAAATCAAAGCAATCCTTGAAAGAGAATATTTAGCATGGTCAGATACGGTAGTCAGACAAGGTTTTAATAAACAATCAAAAAGGATTGAAAAAGGTTTTAAGGCTGTCCTAGAGAAAGCAAGAAAAAAAAACAAAGTTTCTGCAAAAGATTTAGCTGTTTTTTCAGAATTAACTAAAGGAGATTTAGCATTAATACAAAATCTTAAACAACAATTCTTTACACAATTTAAAGACGTATCAAACACATTCACTAGAAGATTAGCAGAAAAGGTTTATACGAATACATTAATAGGCTCTAACTTTACTGTATTAGAAAAAGAATTAAGACAAACAATAAATGGTATTTATGCAAGTGCAGATGACCTAGAAGCACAAAAGTTAATCGCTTATATAAACAGAAATAAATTTAATAAATCTAAAAAAGCACAAGTAGATAAGTCAATTCAAACTCTACAATCGAAATTTGCTAGAGATCGTGCAGGAGAAAACATGAAAAGATATGCTGGACAAATACTAAATGATTCTTTAAGAGATTTTGACGCTACCTTAAATTTTAATAAATCACAGGACGCTGGACTAACATTTGTTAAATATTATGGAGATATTATACCAACTACTAGAAGAATTTGCAGAAATGTGATTAGTGGAGTATATAACAAGCGTAAAAATGGCCTTTTTACTATTGACGAAGTAAATAAACTTTGGTCTAGTACAAGTTGGAAAGGTAAAAAAAGTGGTAATCCTCTAATAGTTCGTGGGGGTTATAACTGCAGACACCAATGGAGTTATGTCAATCCTGATTGGTATGACGAAGCTGGAGAACTAATAATATAAATAGGAGACTTATGTCGCAAGATACAGAGGTTGTTCAACCGAAAAATGAACAAGAAGAAAAAAAAGAAGAAGTAAAAACAGAAGCACCAAAAGAGAAAACTTTTACACAAGAACAAATAGACGTTATAATCAAAACTAGATTAGAGGCTGAAAAAACAAAAGCCCAAAAAATGCTAGAAGAAGAAGCAAAGAAAAAAGAAGAACTTTTGAAAGAGCAACAACTTAAAGAAGCCAAATCTAAAGCAGAAGTAGAAAAGGTTATGCAAGAAAGATTATCTGAAAAAGAACAAGAACTTAATAGATACAAAGAACAAATCAAAAAAGAAAAAGTTGATAATTCTATTTTGTCTATTGCAAATAAAGAACAATCTATAAACGCCCAACAAGTTGTAGCTTTGTTAAAAAATGAAGTTAAATACAATGACGATGGCAGAATAGAAATAGTTGATAATAATTCTAATGTACGATATAACGCACAAGGAGAACTATTAACTATTGAAGATCGAGTTAAAGAGTTTTTAGATGCTAACCCACATTTCCGTCAAGGGTCTAAGTCTGGATCAGGAAGCCAGAGTAGTATCGGTGGTAATACTGTTAAACCTTTTAATCTACAGGACTTGGACTTAACAAAGCCAGAAGATCGTAAAGCCTATCAAGAGTATAGAAAGAAACGAGATTCAGGGGCTGTTGAGATTAATTTAAACAAATAAACTTAATAGGTAATAAACATGGCAAACGAAAGCACAAGTTCTACGCTATCGGAACTATACACAGAGATAGTAGCAGAGGCTCAATTCGTTGCATCAGAACAATCTATCATGAGAAATCTTGTAAAAAATTACTCGATTACAGGTGGTGGAAAAGTTGTAGAAGTACCAATCTATGGTACAGTTTCTGCATCTGCTGTAGCTGAAGCAACTGATTTAAGCAACACTGCAATTAACCCAACATCTGTAAGCATAACTGCTTCAGAAGTTGGTATCATGACAACTCTGACTGATTTAGCAAGAAACTCAGCACCAAGAAATGTAGCTGGAGATATTGGTAAATTATTTGGTGAAGCAATCGCAAAAAAAATTGACACAGATTTAACTGCTAAATTTGATGGCTTCTCTCAAGAAATAGGAGATGGTACAACTGCTTTAAGTCCAGCAAACATTTTTAATGCTGTTGCGATTTTAAGAAAAAATGCAGTTCCATCAACTGAAATTTCTGCAGTTGTTCATCCTCTAAACGCATACGACCTTAAAGCTGGTTTGACTAATACTTTTGCAAACTCAAACGCAAACGATTTATCAAACGAAGCATTAAGATCAGGTTATGTTGGTACGTTAGCTGGTGTTAGAATATTTGAAACTTCAAATATTGCTGACACATCTGGTAACAATCCTGGAACTACAGGCGATTATAAAGGTGCTGTATTCCATAGAGATGCACTAGCATTAGCGATGATGCAAGACATCAAAATCGAAACTCAAAGAGATGCTTCTCTTAGAGCAGACGAGATTGTGGCTACTTCTGTATATGGTACAGGGGAAATCCACGATACTTATGGTGTTGAAATCAACGTAGATTCATCTATCCAATAGTAGGATACTTTGTGAGGGGGAGAAATCCCCCTTACATTTAATAAAGGAGATTTATGGTAAAATTAATATTATCAAATGAAAAAATGGTTACACTTGTTAAAGGTAATAAAAAAATTCAAAGAAGTGAAGTAGATTACGAAACAAATAAAAAAGTTTGGGATTTTAAAGGTTTTAAACTTGTCGAAGATGTTGTAAAAGAAGAAAAGGTTGTAGAACTTCAACCTAAGAAACGAAAAACACGAAAGAAAAAAGATGAACAAACTAATTAAACTTAAAGCAAAGAAATGGTCAAAATGGGTTTGGATTAAAGCAAAAAACAATCCTATGTATTCTATTCCATTAGCTTTATTAATAATTTATTTAATATGGAAATAACAAATGGCTAATTATACAGGTGCAGACGTTATCGTTGCTGGAGATGTAACAAAGTATCAACCAGACATTTTCGATTTTGGTATAGCTTCTAATTCTACTGAAGCTACAAATTTCTTTGCACAAACTACTAACGATCTATTTAGACAATTAAGAATAGAGTGGTGGCCAATATATAAAACTAACATTTTCACAGACATTACAGTTTTAAATACAGCAGAAATGGTTAATACAAAAGTTAACCTAGACCAATTTGAACGTGCTGGTGTTTATTTATTTCTTGGTAGATTCTTTTGCCACGCTTTAAGTAAGTTCAGGCCTGAAACAGAAAAAGATAGATTTGAAAGAATGGCAGAACATTATATGTCAGAATTTAATAAAGAATTTAGACTAATCCTAGAAGATGGTGTTGAGTATGATGTTGACGCTGATGGAACTATCGTATCAAACGAAAGAGAGCCTTTACACGGGGCAAATAGATTAGTTAGATAATGGCAGTACCTCTAATCCTAAAAAGAGTTGCAACAGGAATAGGTATTAGAAAATTAATTTCTAAAGATATTGATAAAGCAGAAATACCACAAAGTGAAGTTAATAAAATTAAAAGAGGTTTAGGTAATTTTGCTAAAGGTATAAAAATTAAAACTCAAACTAATTCTAAAGAAGTTATAAGAAAAGTTAATAAATTTGAAAGTGCATTAGAAAGAGCAATCGACAAAGGAGTTAAACAAGCTGGTTTTCAATTATTAGATAGAATAAGAACTAAAACACAAAAAGGAATTGATTTTAGAGATAAACCTTTTGCACCTTACAGCGAGGGTTATTTAAAAAGATTACAAAAAGAGGGAAAAGAAACTAATGTTGACTTATGGTATTCAGGAAAGATGTTAGGTGCTTTAACACCAAATCAAGCAATAACTAAAACAGGAAAACATAAAATTACACTTGGTTTTGCTAGAGCAGAAGAAAGAAATAAAGCATTATGGAATCAAGTAGTAAATAGTCCTAAAAGAGAATTTTTTGGCTTTAATAATAGAACAGAAAAGATTATAAACAAAACATTCAATAGATTTATTGAAAAAGAATTAAAAAGAGCAAGAATATGAGTGTCAGAGAAAATATCGCTAGTAATTTATTATCTACTATATCAGGTATCTCTAGCCCTATAACTATTAAAAAAGCAACAAGACAACCTTTTATTATTGACGAACTTTCTGCACAACAATATCCAGCAGTCATAGTTCAAACGTCAGAAGAAAACAGAGATGATTCAGAGATGGGTAGTGGTGCTAAAACAAGAATAGGTACGATTGATTTTGTTGTATTAGGTTTCGTTAAAGGTGCAGAATCAAATATTGATACAGCAAGAAATCAATTAATTACTGCTATTGAAACAGCTTTAGAAACAGACCCTACGAGAAGCAATAACGCATTAGATACAGAAGTCATTCAAGTAGAAACTGACGAGGGTAGTTTGTTTCCTGTTGGTGGAATAAGAATGACAATTAGATGTATGTATGAATATCAATCAGGTACACCATAATGGCTAAAGCAAATGAAGTAATAGATCAAGTTGAAAGCAAACTAGATGATATAGAAAAATTAGTAGATGAAATATCTCTATTATGTATGGACGCTAGAAAAAAAATAGATAACTTTAAAGAAGATGAAAGCAACGAAGATATAGAAGATTTTCCTGAACTTGACGAGTTCAATAATCTTGACGAAGAAGAAGAAAACTAATAAAAGGACTTATGGCTAAAGATATTAAATTATATAAAGGTAATTCAGAGATAGTTATTAATGAATCTAATCTTGAACATTTTTTAAGTCTAGGGTATAAGCAAGAAAAACAACAACAATCTAAAAGTAAAAAGGAAACAAAATGGCAACACATCACGGAAAAGAAGGAGTTGTAACTGCTGGTGGAACAGCTGTTGGAGAACTAACAGGCTTTACACTAGAAACAACAGGAGATGTAGTAGAAGATACAGCTTTAACTGACAGTACTAAATCATTTTTAGCTGGTAGAACTTCATTCTCAGGAACTTTAGAAATGAACTTTGACGAAACAGATAGCCAACAAACAAGCCTAGTTGCTGGTGCTTCAATCTCATTTGTTTTATTACCAGAGGGTAATGCAAGTGGCGACAGAAGTTTTGCTGGTACAGGAATTGTTACAGGAATGTCAGTTACGAACTCAATGGACGCAGTAATTTCTAGAAATGTTACTTTCCAAGGCACAGGGGCATTAACAATAGGAACTGTATAATCTAATTTATGTCAGTTATTGATATTGCGAAATCGCACTTTGAATCTTTAGGTGTTCAATCTATTGAAGTACCTGAATGGAAAGATGAACATGGCAATCCAACTGTACTATATTGGAATCCTATTAACCTATCTGAAAAAAATATATTGTTTAAGAAATCAGACAATCTTAACGATGTAAGTATCCTTGCAGATATTGTTGTTATGAAATCTTTAGACAAAGATGGCAACAAAGTGTTTAAACCTGAAGATAAATTAGCATTGATGTATAAAGTGGATTCTGATGTTCTCTCAAGAATATCGACAGAAATGGTATCAGCCATCACTCCTGACCAAGTAAAAAAAAACTCAAAAATAACATAGAATTAAAAAATTTACTTATTGTTGCTGATAGGTTAAAAATAACTTTATCTGAACTTCTAAAAATGGAAGTTTGGGAGTATAATCATTGGTTAGGATTTATGCTGTTAGAACAAGACGATCATGAATCTGAAATGAGGAAAGCAAGACACAAATAATGGCAAATTTAAAAATTAACATACTAGCACAAGATAAGACTAAAGGTGCTTTACGTTCTGTTAAAGGTGGACTTGCTTCAATTAAAAATGCTGTATTTAGTTTAAAAGGTGCTTTTATTACTTTAGGGGGTGCTGTTGCTTTAAGAGGAATAGCAAACGTAGGATCAAACTTTGAAGATTTAAGAGATTCACTTGCTTCAGTAACAGGGGGCGTCAAACAAGGTGCAGAAGCATTTGACTTTGTAAATAGGTTTGCACTTAAATCACAATTCAGCGTAGAACAATTAACAACTTCATTCATAACATTAAAAGCGTCTGGTATAGAGCCTACTGAAAAACTTTTAAGAATGTTCACTGATACATCTGCTGTTACAACAGATCAATTAGGAACACTAGACGCTATGACTAGAGTTTTCTCTAGAGGTATTCAAGGTGGTCTAGGTTTAGAAGAACTTAACCAAATAGCTGATAGAGGTGTTCCTGTATTTAAAATTTTAGAAGAACAGTTAGGAATTACTAGATTAGAAATTGCTAAATATGGTCAAACAACAGATGGTGCATTAAAAATCTTAAACGCTTTAGAAAAAGGTTTTGGCGATGCTTTCGGTGGTGCTACTCAACAGAAATTAGATAACTTATCAACTTCATCTTCTAACTTAGGTATTGCATTTAGAAATCAATTAGACGTTATTGGCCAAGCTGGTTTTAGTGGTGCTTTAACTACAATGAACAATACAATCGCTAAAACATTAAACTTATTAACGCCTCTTGCAGAAAAATTAGGAATCGGATTAGGAAAAGTTGTTGATGGTTTAACTTTAGCTTTAGATACTTTGAACTTAGCAATAGAAAGATCATTTGAACAATATAAAAAATTTAGAGAATTTTTAGGAATACCTTTACCAGACCCAGTTACTATATCAAAAACACCAGCATTTAATATTCATGAGGGTATGAAAATACCTGACACTCGAACAGGATTAGATAAAATAAAAGAACAACTAGATAAATTAGTAAATAAAGAAATACAAAGTGCTAAAGATCAATTTGAAAAAATTCATGAAATTGTTGCTAAAGGAATAGTACAAGGAATAAAACAAACATCTAGAGGCCTTGCAGAAATGGTAGTATTAGGTAAAAGTTTTGGGGAAACTTTGAAAAAGATTGCTCAAAATGTTTTGATTAATATTATTGCAAAACAAATAGAATATATTGCTTTACTTGGAATACAAAAAATTTTAGGTAAAGAAGATGAAACACAACAAGCAAAAAAAGATAATCTAATTAGAAAACAAAATACAAATCTTAAAAGACAAATTGGTTTACAATTAATTTTAAACGCTTTAGGTGGTGGTAGTGGTGGTTTTTTAAGCACGAGTGGTGGTTCAATGAAAAGAGCATCAGGTGGTTCAGTACAAAAAGGACAACCTTATATGGTTGGAGAGCAAGGTGCAGAATTATTCGTACCTAATCAATCAGGACAAATACATCAATCAGCAAGAGGTGGAAAAGCTAACTCAAGTACAACAGTTAATTTTAATATTAATACAGTTGACGCTTCAGGCTTTGAAGAATTATTAGTCAGATCAAGAGGTGCG